GACGGCGGTGTCTAATACATCTATAGGGATGTGATTCCCTTTTTGGTCAATAACAGGCATCCCATTTTTAGTAGCCACATTCCCCCAGCCATAAACTTTGCGTTTATCGGTGGATAGTTTGGTTTCTAAATCAAGTACAAAATCCATGTTGAAAACCTCCTTTATTACATTAACATTTTTAAAGTCGCTTTTGTTAGTCACTAGAGAAAGGCGGATGCCTGCAACGCATAAATGACGACACAACGGCAGTTTATCGTGTTACCTGCGGATGCTTGGGGGTCGTGGGGGTACATAATTCGCCCCAATGTGCTGATAAACGGCTCGTTAATGGCTCGCCCTTCCTTATTCATGCTAGGCAAGGTCAAGTGTGCGTCCCTTGTTTTATTGTCACGTCGTGGAACCCAATAACGGCGGTAGTCATTCGCCCCGATGCTTCCCTCTTCAATGGCGTTCTCATAAATGTGCTGATTCGCCATGTTGGTCATACGCAAAGTTTCTGTGCGTGCGATTGTTTCCGCCCGATACTTAAGTTGTTTCTGCCTGTACCGATCCACACGCTTAATGATGTCATCCTCTTTAAGAACTTTCTTTGTAAGGCGTTTATCACGAAGCTTGTAATTGCTGACGGATTCACCAGCCCTTAGTTTGGCTTCATAGTTCTGTACCGCCTTCACCTGTTGAGGCGTTAAGCCGATACTGCCTCTTATTGCCCTTGCACTTTGAAGCGGATTGACCCCCCTTAGTGTCGCCTTAGAAAGCTCAACGCCAATGCCTTGAATCGTGGCTTGTGTTTCATTTGTGATGAGCGTATTCGTCCAATTGTTCACGACGTTTACAAGGCGCGGGTTTACTTGGTTGAAATACACGCCTGAAACGGTTATATTTTTGGCAATTTGCACGCCTGACGTGGCGTAATGGTTTGTCATTGCATCCTTAAAGCCCTTAAGTCTCAACTGCACGGCTTCGGGATTAAACGCCCTTTGTATGGCGTAAACGTCGTTGTTCATCACCGCCATCGTTAGCTTATCAAGCGTCATTAAGTCCTTGACCTGCTCAATAGCAAGGAGCCACTCATTCGCAAGGTAAAACTCTTTACTCTCGGCTATAGCGATAAGCTCGGCACGCCCTGCCTGTAGTTCGTCTTCATTAAGCACTTTGGTAAAACACCCCCATTTGATTATAGGCGTGTTCAATCCGTGCTTCTGCGATTTTGACGTATTCCTCGCTTAATTCCATGCCAATAAATCGCATCCCTTCAAGCATACACGCCTTGCCTGTGCTACCACTCCCCATAAAGGGATCAAGCACCGTTCCGCCTTGTGGTGTTACGAGTTTAACAAGGTATCGCATCAACTGCGTGGGCTTTACTGTAGGATGCGGATTCATGCCATTAACGCCCTCGTCCCTGTCCGCCTTGCTTGCTTTGGCGTGGTAGAAATAACGGGTAGCGGAGCCTGCATCGCCGTGTCCATTTAATGAAAACCGTTCTGTGTTTCCTCCACTCATACAATTATTTGAACTTGCCTTTCTTTGGCTGTAACCACTAGGGGATTTAGTAAAAGGAAACAACGCCTCAACGCTCTCGGAGCCGTCAAGGATGATGTTAGCAGGGTAACGTCCTTGTGTGTGTCTGCGTGGTTCTGAATCGTTCCACCCCCTTTGATAGGTTTGGTTGTTGCCTACACTTTTACCACCCCAACCCACAACGTCGTCCGTTTTCACTCTACACGCATCGATATTCAAGCCCCCCACGCCGTGTTTTAGCACGTTGTTGACGACCGTGCCGTCTAACGGCTTGCGTGCCATGATGATAGGCTCATAGGCTGGCTTTAGGTTCGTGTTCCAGCCTTCCCATTCTGAATTACCTTTAGAAAAATCTGTAGTTAAATCTGTTCTAGTGTCAATCCCATAAAGGTTGTCGCCATTATTTCTTCCGTTTGGATTTCTGCCATGAAAGGGATTCTGTATTTTTTCCCTTTTGTTACCTAGTTTTTTATCAACTGATTTTCCTATGTTCTGTCCTTTGGGAAAGCCCGACCCATACAGCCACAAGCAAGCGTCTCTCATCTCAAAACCTGCTAGGCGGATGCTTAGGCTCATCAAGTCTTGCGTGCGTGAACCTGCAAAACAAAGAATATGCCCGCCGTGCTTTAATACCCTGTAGCACTCCTTAAACAACATCGGGCTAGGCACGAAGGAATCCCAAGCTTTACCCATGAAGCCTGCTTTACCGTGTGTGTACTCTTCACCTGCTAGCCATGCTGTTAAGGCGTTGACAATATCGCCCTGTGAGTGTTGACTCAACCCATACGGCGGATCTGTTACGATAGCATCCACGCTGTTGTCTTCAATCGTCTTCAGTAGTTCTAGGCTGTTGCCTTGCATCAGTTGAAATGTCTTCATTTTGTCTGTTCCCCTGCATCATCGGATTCATCATTAACGCATCTTCCTGCATCTTTAACCGCTCCTCGGCTTCGGGCTTAGGCAATCCGCCGTATTCAAACAAGTAATCCTCTTGACTTTCTGTAAGCACGATACCTGCACCGCTTAGGGCGTTGATAAACGTCGCCATGCCGTCTAGCGTTAGGTCTACGCTGTCGTAAGTCAATTCAGGCAAGTATTCAAACGGCTGTCCGTTTAGCACCCAAAGAGGCTTAATGACTTGGTGATTGAACGTGTCGCATAAATGCTGTGCAATGCCTTCAACCAGTAGCTTAAACATCGACGTGGTGTCTTTGCTTAGGGCATAGCTTCCTGAATCCTGCCCTACCATAACAAGGAAGCCAGCCATTAAAGCCCTTGCGATGCTGTTTTCTTCACGGTTGATTAAAGCATTGGTGTCGATAAACTTAGAGCCTTCGACGCTCATTAAATGCACGTCTTCACGTCTTGTATTCGTTGGCTTGCCTTCTGCATCCATGTAAGGAGCTGACCCAATAATCAAGCCGTCTACAAGCCCCGATTTGTACCGTATCGCTTGTGCTGACAATCGCTCCACATCTTTTCGGATCTTCTCTTCTGACCCTGTGTTGTCAAAGGTGAAAATCGGCACGCCTTCCAAGTTCACTTGCACTTGACGGTTTTCTTTGGTTAAGTAAAAGCACTTGTTTTTAAAGTGGAAGTAAGCCGATTTAAGCAATGACTCACCATAGGCAGAATTGTTGTAGTTGCCAATACCTTTGGCATAAACGCACTGTGATAATTCAATCGTATTGCTTGTAAGCAATGAATCAAACCCTTCAAGTGTGTACTGGTCTGCAAACTTGGCGGTTAAATACCGCTGTGGATGAAAGCATAAATCGTCTACCTCGTAGCCTGTTTCTCCTTTTCGCAAAACCAGCTCAAACAACGAAAAGCCATACAGGAACGTAGACACATAGTTTCGTAGAAAGTCCTTAAAGTCACCACCAGCCCAATCGGTAAACATCTGCTCGGCGATCTCGTGCAATTCATCGCCGTCGTCTTCATCGTTGGATTTAATCTCAAACGTAAGACTTGTAAGAAGCAACTGCAAGACGGTTGAGAACGCTCTTGTTACGGTGTCGGTTTCTAGCATATCGTAGTAACGCTGAACCCACCCCCTCGCATCTGTAGGGTTGTTGATCTGCGTCGTGGTTTCTGTACCCCATAGCATCCACGCCCCATAAGTCGACGCTGTTTGAATGTTTTGAGGCGTTGCCTGCGTTTGCTTGCGGTACTTCTTATTTTTTGCCATGTTAGAATCCTATGCTTATGCCTTGGACGTCGGACTGTCTACGATTTAGTTTAGCATTTATGAACTGCGTTAAGGCGTCCACCATATCATCATCCTTGCGATTTGGAAAAGCAATCGCTTGATCGATTAAAGAATCTGTAAAGGGATTGTTTAAAAACTTAACGCTCCCTTGATTAAGGTAGATTGTAGAGGCTTCTGCCCTTGCTTCCTTGCTTTCCTTTGGTGTTATGGCTAGCACGTTGTCAATGCCATGCTGACGCAATACTCTAATGATAGCATCGCCGTTTGCTTTCTTTTCAATTATAAGCGAATGAGGGCGATATTCGTTCATCATTTGCTTAATGCTCGTTAGGGTTGCCAAGAAATCCATTTGTTTGTTGATGCCGTTGACGCAATACCACTCGCCCTTGTACCGTGCAAAAACGATAATCGCCACGCAGTCCGAAAGCTCCGAATCGCTAAACGTGGCATCCACTGAAAGCAATACTTCTGTCGCACCGTTGATAATGGCATGAGCGTTTTCGTCCACAATGGGGAACATCTCTTCTTTGAAGATTTCGCCGTCTGCGACGCTTGGACGCTGTTGTAATTGGCTATTGTAGTGCCTTGCCCCTTTTGCTTTTTCCTGTTGCACCCACACCTCACCAAAGCGTGCCTCCCATAAAAGCTCACCTTCCTGCGTGCGTGGGTCTTGGAAGCCTAGCGATGAAACTGTTTTAATAGGATGATTCGAGTCGTACAAGGCAGGGAAGCAAAGCACATCATAATGGCGTGCGTAGGCTTCATCGGCTAAGATACGCCCTGCGATGTCGTCTTCGTGTAGCCGTTGATGAACCAACACTAAGGGGGTCTTTTCGGCTTTTGTTCCCCTTGTGGTGAAGGTGGAGTCGTACCAAAAGAAACAGGAATCACGCTTTACTTGGCTTCGTGCGTCCTGTGCTTCGAGTGGATCGTCGCACAAAAGAAAATCTGCATCCTGTCCAGTACCGCCTGATGTAGTGATAGGTAGACGACTCCCCCCTTGTTCGTTCTGATAATAGCTTGATCCCCACCGTGTGGCATGAGGCTTACACACGTCACCAAAAAGGCGTTGATACATCGGGGAAGCAATTAAGTTTCTAGCCTTTACGGCATCCCTTGTAGAGAGATTATCCTTTGCGGACGCTGACACAAAACGCCTATGTGGTCGCACCGTCCAGTCCCACGCTGGCATGAATACGTTTACGATGATGCTCTTTGCATGGCGTGGAGGGAGGAATATCATCAAGCGGTTACGTTCTAGCCTTCCTTCTGCTAGAGCTTGCAAGTGGTCACATATCGCTTCAATGTGCCAATTCTCTACGAACTCCCCTTGTTGAACCACGACGTGCCAAAATGTTTTTACAAAAAAGTAAAGAGAGCCTTTGCATAAGCGACGCAAGGCTTCATCATGTGCTAGGCGTAACGCTTGAACGCTTGCCATTTAAACCCCTATTTTCTGATAAACCAGCCCCTCTGCTGGGTTGACCGTGTGAACCTGTAGCACCTGCTGGTTTGTGTATCCGCCGTGTGTGATTAAGTCTTTTGGCTTGATGACGTAATCATCTGTAAGCTGAACGATCAAGACGCCACCAACGCTAGGGTTTAATCCCTTAGTGTCCTTTGTTGCGTTTTGACGGTATGCCTTGCCCGTGTGTGTCGTGGTCGTCGTTGTGACGGCTCCTGTCGTGGCATTGCGTGTGGTGGTTGCCACTTGTGACACCGTGCAAGCCGTGCCGTATCGTGCAAGCAAAGAGGCGACGGCTTCTTTCATCGTGGCAAGCCCTGCCATGCGTAAGGGGCTTCTGTAATAACCATTGTAAACGTACTTGATGCCGTTGTGGCGGTTACGCCGTCGTAAGTGGGGAGCGTGCCTGCTTGGCTCATCTCGGCAAATGAACGCTTCAAAGCTTCGTATTTCGCACCCATATTGCCCCATGTGACACTAAGCCCTTCAACGGCTTCATCCTGTGGCTTGCCTGCCGATTTAGCGATTAAGGTGGTGCAAAGCATCGAAAGGGTTTTAGCCATATCAGAGTTTTGCAAAGCGTATGAATCCGTAAGCTCTTCATTTGTAAATAGGAAGGGGGCTACGGTGTCCTGTAATAGGAACCGTAGCAAGTCTTTAACGGAATTAGACGGCGTGCCTGTGTAGCTCATTTCTTCTTACCTTTGGCTTGGGGCTTAGGTGTTTCTGCGTTTAAAGTGGCTTCTTCCATTTCAACCTGTTGAGCTTCCAACGCTTCAACGTGACTGTACCGCTTAATGATCCCATGTCGTAGTAAGTATGCCCTATTAACGCTGGCAGGCACACGGTCGCCTACTTTGTAATCGTGCCAGTCTTGAGCGAATGTGAACTTCATGTTATGCCCCTTTGCTTAGTGAATAATACTTTAAAGCTTTGTTATCATCATAACACGCCATGATTGTAGTTGTGGGTGCGATTAAGCTGATGCCCTTGTCTTTTAGCTCCCCACGCACAAAAGCCCTTTGAAGGGCAGGGGAGGCTTTCCCCTCCTTGATAAGGGAATGGGGGCGTTCAAGGGTTTCGATATATTCCAGCAATAGGTTGATTGTTTCTTTGAAGTAATCTTCGTTTTGACCCACAAATCCGCTAGGCATACAGCAATGATTAACCACTTCGTGAATCCGCTTGATTGTAGAGTTGTCAAGCTCCGTGCCTGTCTGCACGCAAAGGCTTAAATGGTTTAAGGAATTGACCAACCTGCTAAACAGAACGTCGTCACGAATCGGCATCTATTGACCCTCCAGCTTATCAAGCCCTTTACCCAGTGCGATGATGTTGTCAAAGTCCATGTTTTTAATTTGGTCGACAAGGGCTTCATCAACAGTAAGAGTGGTGTTTTGGTCTACCTGTGCTTGTTGCTTCCAGCCCCCTTTAGCATTAAGGAAGAACTGAACGGATTGAGCTACAGTGCGTGGATCTTTTTCAAGCATTTCATCATTAAATAGAAACGCCTGTCTTAGACGGTCTGTAGCCTTGTTAATAAGCACTTCTTTACCTGATGCTAACTCTTTTGCGTAGTGCTTGCGTAGGGTATCTTCACAAACGTCAATAACATTAGCAATCTGCTTGTGTGTAAAGCCATTTAGTATGCCATTTTCAACATAACGGCGTGACATTTCATTAGGTTCGTGAGGGGGTAAACACTCCCCTTTTTTGGGTGGCTTATGAGGCACAAGAAACCTCCCTATGTTCTGCCGTTACTATACACCTGCATGATGACACATTTAAGTTTTTTCGTCAATATCGCTATGTTAATTTTTGTAAACTATTTGAATGATTCAATAAAAAAAGTGTTGCCAGCTTGTTATTTTTTAGTCATAATGTTTACATAAGGTTGATTGAACGCCTTATGAGTTACGATTAAAGAAAAGGATTTAAAGATTATGTTTCAAGTTTACGTTTTGCGGACTCCTTCCTATACTGAAAAAGGATCACCTGATATTTTGATTGAAACTTTTGAGGCTGAAACAAAAAAACAGGC